CGGAAGTGGACAACTTCCTCGTCAACGAGTTGTACGGACGGCACGCTTATCAGGGCACGGGATCGCTCAAACCGAAGCTGTCCAGCGACGGGAAGCGCATCCAATTTGATGGCGTGGATGACACGCTCAGCGTGTTGTTCCCTGCGCTCGGCTCAAACTGCACCATCGGGCAAGTCACGACGGGTGGGAGTCCGTCGATTCTCGCCGGGCAGACCATCGCAGCAGGAGCGCGTGTCATCACCACCAACTTCTCGCGGTACTTCGTCATCAATCGCGCACTGACCTCACCGGAGACGGCCATCCTTACAGCATGGCTTGCGGAGGGCGCACTATGAGCCTGTGCGCCATCATCCCGGTTTCTAACCTCGCCGCCGCCAATGCCTCACTGGAAGCTGCCGGCTTCGGTCCGCGCAACTTCTCGGTGCCGGCCTACGGCACCACTGGCGCGACACACGCTGCGCTGCACGCATGGGGCGACCCTGCGTTTGTCGCGGCGGTGAAGGCCACGCCCGGAGTCGTGTGGGAAGAGTCTGAAGGTGATCCTGTCTCGCGCACGCAGGCGCTGATCGCAGCGCAGGGGGCGAAGTGGGGCGCTCAGGCGCCGGAACTGCCGACCAGCGGCAACGTCACCGTTGGCAGCCTGTACCGCTTTGAGGACGGCATGTGGAGCGTGATCCAGACGTTCAGCCGCACGACCTATGGAGCGCACCCATCCACTTACCCGGCACTGATCCGCAAGCTGCGCGATCCCTACAAGACGGAAGCGTGGCGGCAGCCAATCGACCAGTACGACGCTTACAAGCTGGTCAACCCGTTCACCGGCAAAACTGACACCGCCCTGCATGGCGGCAAGACATGGCGCACGAAGGTGGACAACAACGTGTGGGAGCCGACCGCCCAATCCGCGCAGTGGGAGGAAATCGACGCCAGCGGGAATCCTGTGGTTCCGCCGCCGAACGAATACCCGGCATGGGTGCAGCCAACCGGCGCACATGACGCCTACAAGATCGGGGACAAGGTGACGTTCGAGGGCAAGCGGTACACGTCCAAGATCAACGCGAACTCGTGGAGTCCTACCGCATACCCGGCTGGTTGGCAGCTTGTGGCCTAAAGCCTGTCCGCCAGTTCGTCGGCGGTGACTAAAACGGCGACTCCCAAGGAACACCATGCCCACGGCCAACGCAGCCCTGATCGACAAGGCGATCGACCACGCCATCGACCTGCGGTTCTACAGCAACGGCGTGGTGCGGCGCATGATCGCCGTCCTCAACCGCGCCGATGCACGCCTGTCCGCGCAATTGGCCGAGGCGCTGCTGCAACTGCCGGCGGACAGTTTCACGGTCGAGCGGCTGGAAGCCCTGCTGCAATCGGTGCGCGAGACGAACGCGGCGGCCTACCGCGCGGTTCTGGCCGAGCTGGATCCCGAACTGCGGGCGCTGTCGGCGCTTGAGGCGCGGGCAGAGGAAGCCAGCTGGCGCGCGGCGATCCCGGCGGCTATCTCCGAGCGCGTGGCGCTGATCGGCATCTCCGCCGAGCAGGTGTACGCGGCGGCGCTGGCGCGGCCATTCCAGGGCCGGCTGCTGCGCGAGTGGGCGGCGGCGCTGCCCGAAGGCCGGATGCGCTTGATCCGCGAAGCCATCCGCGCGGGCTACGTCGAGGGCCGCACCACGTCGAAAATCATCACGGCCATCCGCGGCACCAAGGCGCTGCGGTTCGAGGACGGCATCCTCAATCGCGCGCGCCGCGAGCTGGCGACCATCGTGCAGACCGCGATCAGCCACACGGCGCAGACCGCGCGCCAGGCATACGCGGACGCGAACGCCGATCTCGTGACCGCGGTGCGGTGGGTGTCGACGCTCGATTCGCGCACGAGCCCGCCGTGCCGCATCCGCGACGGCCTGCGGTACACCGCCGATGCCAAGCATCGGCCCATCGGCCACAAAATCCCGTGGGGCGACGGCCCGGGCCGGCTGCACTTCAACTGCCGGTCGGTGTCCGTGCCGGTGCTGAAGTCGTTCCGCGAACTGGGCATCGACGCCGACGAACTGCCGGCGGCGACCCGCGCGAGCATGGACGGGCAGGTGCCCGCCGACATGACGTTCGCGCAATGGCTGGCCCGCCAGAGCGCGGCCCGGCAGGATGAAATCCTCGGGGCGACCCGCGGCGCGCTGTACCGCAAGGGCGGGCTCAAGCTGGATCGGTTCTACGACAACCGGGGCAAGTTCCTGTCGCTGGCGCAACTGGCGGCCCGCCAGCCTTGACACGGGCGCTGTGCGTGGCATGTTTGTAACGTGGCGAAACTGTACCCCGTGCCGAACGCGCCGAAACCCGATGCGCCCGCCGACAAGGTGCGGCGCCGGGTGCGCAAGTCGGCACGCGACTGGCCGGCGTGTTCGCACTGCGGTGGACGCGAGGTCGTCGCCGCCAAGATCGGCAACGTATCGAACAAGCTGTGCGTCGCCTGCCTGATGCAGGGGCGGCGCGTGGTGGTGGGATAGCTGACGCTCCAGGGGAGCGAACAGTTCCAGCGGCCTCCCGGCCGCCAGCACACACCCAACGGCTCGCCCAAGGCGGGCCGTTTTCGTTTCTGCGGCCAAGCCGCGCACGCCCAAGGGGCAAACCGTGAGTGAAATCGACAAGGACTCCGACGAGTTCAAGCAAGCCGTGGCCGAAGCGGTCGCCGAACAGGTCGAAGGCCTGAAGACCAAGAACGCCGAACTGATCGCCAAGAACAAGAAACTGCAGGCCGGCGCAACCGTCGACCCGGCAGAGCTTGCGGCGGTCGAGGCCGAGCGCGACCAGCTGAAGGCTGATCTCGCCGCGGCGAACAAGGCCGCCAAGAAGACCGCCGCCGACCTCGATGCCGCAACCAAGCGCGCCAACGACAGCGAAGCGGCCCATGCCAGCACGCTGAAGGATGCCGCACTGGCCGACGCACTGAGCAAGGCCGGCGTGACGCCTGCGCTGCTCAAGGCGGCCAAGGCGCTGCATGGCGGTGCGTTGCAGGTGGCCGACGACAACGGCGTGCGCACGATCAAGGCCGGCGAGGTCGATCTCGACAAGTACATCACGGACTGGGCGGCCAGCGAAGAAGGCAAGCACTTCATCGCGGCTCCCGACGCATCAGGCGGCGGCTCGCAAGGCGGGCGCGGCACAGACCCCAACCAACGCCAAGGCAACGCAGCCGGCACGCGAAGCGAAGCAATCGCCCGTGCGGAGCAACTGCTGAAGCAACACGCACACGAGGAATAGACATGGCACTTGCCAACATGAAGGTCTTCAACAAGACCGTGCAGACGATGGCGACCGAAAAGCTCGCCCAGGACGTCGAGAAGTTCAACGCGGCAAGCGGTGGCGCGATCACCCTGACCGCCGAAGGCTTCGAAGGCGACTACCGCTACGAGAACTTCTGGGCCTCGCTGCACGCTGCCCAGCGCCGCGTCGATCGCTACGCCACCAACGCCTCCGCGTCGACCACCAACCTGGCGCAGCTGCAGGCTGTCGGCGTCAAGGTCGCGGGCGGCTTCGGCCCGATCCTGTTCGAGCCGGGCCAGCTGTCGTGGGTGGAGAAGTCGCCGGCCGAGGCCGCTGCGGTGATCTCGAAGTACATGGCCGAAGCGATCCTCAAGGATCAGCTGAACAGCGCCATCGCCGCGCTCGTGGCCGCCATCGAGGCGGGCACCACGAACACCGTCTACGACGCCAACACCGGCCCGATCACCTACGCCGACCTCAACAACGCACACGCGCTGTTCGGTGACCAGTCGGGCCTGATCATCGCGAACGTGATGGACGGCGTGACCTACCACAAGTTCATCGGCCAGAACATCGCCAACGCCGGCACCCTGTTCGACTACCAGGGCGTCCGCGTGGTCGACATCCTCGGCCGTCGCGTGGTGGTCACCGATGCCCCGGCGCTTCGCGAGGCATCGACCGCGACCAACGACGCCAAGGTGCTGGGCCTGGTGCAGGGCGCGGCCACCGTCTACGACGGCTCCGACCTGATCCTGAACACCCAGACCACCAACGGCAAGGAACGCATCGAGACCACGATGCAGGCCGACTACACCTTCGGCCTGGCGCTCAAGGGCTTCGCGTGGGATACCGCCTCGGGCGGAAAGTCCCCGACCGACGCGGAGATCGCGACCGGCGCGAACTGGGACAAGGTGGCTTCCTCGTGGAAGCACACCGCCGGCGTCATGGTCACCGGCATCGTTACCAGCTCGTAAGGGGACGAGGAAGGGCGGCTCCGGCCGCCCTTCCGCCTTCGCATGGATGACACGCAAAGCGAGCGCGCCAAGTACGTCGAAACGTGGAAACACGACGAGTACGCGCACAGTTCGCCGGGGCTTCGACACCTGCCCGGCGCGCTGGATTGGATGGCACCGGCAACGGGTGCCAGCATTACCGACTGGGGCAGCGGCAGCGGCAAGGCCGCCGACGCAATGGTCGCCAAGGGGTACGCCGTCCGCATGGTGGACATTGCGGCCAACGCCTACCGCGGGCCGCATGGCCCGGTGATCGAGGCGTGTTTGTGGGAATTGCCGGCCGACATGCCGGCGACGGATTACGGATTTTGCGCTGATGTGATGGAGCACCTGCCGCCCGATCGGGTGGCGCAGGTGTTCGATCAGATCGCTGCACGCACGCGGGTTGCGTGCTATTTCCAGATCGCGTTGTTCGAGGACAACTGGTACGGGCAGCGGTTGCACCTGTCGGTATTCCCGCCCGAGTGGTGGGAGGAAAAGCTCCGCGCTGCGTTCCCTAGCGGAGTCGAGATTCGGATGATCGGCCGTCGACACGTGCTGGCGGTGGCGCGGCCGTGAGGGATTTCCGCGAGCTGCTGCTGGCGCATCCGGGGCGGCGCTTCATCGTGATGGGCGGTGCGGCCTCGCTTGAGGCGGATCTTGCGCAGGTGCCCCCGCGGCAGGGCGACGTGGTGATCAGCACGAACGCCCACGGCGTCGCATTGCGGCGGCCCGACTACGCGCTGGCAATGGACGAGCGGCATAGTCGGCACGACAACGCGCCGATGGGGCCGTGGCTGCGTGCGCGCACAGGCGCGCCGATCATCTCGCCGCATGGCTATGCCGACATTCGGCTGGCGCACTGGCCGCAGAATCCGCGATTCGTGCTGTCGGGGATGATTGCCGCATGGGCTGCATGGGCGATGGGTGCGAAGGTGGTCATCCTGGCCGGATTCGATGCCTACGGTGGCGATGCGGGCTACGTGGACGAGGCGCGCAAGATCGCGCGCGACGTGCATGGGCCCGTGCGGGTCGTGTCGGGGGCGCTGCAGTCCGTGTGGCCGGCATTCGATCCGGCCGAACGCTTTGGCAAGTACGTCCCGCACAGCGGGATCGATGGATTGAAAGGCATCGACGGCGCGGTGCGCATCCGCGCGCTCAAGCCCTGCACGGTCGGTTACATCGACGTGACCAAGGGGCAGGAAATGACAGCCATGCGGCACGAAGTCGCCCGGCTGCTGCGGCATCGCATGGTGGAGGAAGTCTGATGGCCCTGATCGTCGAGGACGGCACCGGCCTTGCAACCGCCGAGGCCTACATCTCGGTCACGGACGCAGACGCCTATTTTCTCGCGCGCGCCAACACCGCGTGGGCAGCATTGACTACCGGGGCGAAGGAAGCCGCGCTGCGGCAGGGTGCGGATTACCTCGAAGGCTACCGCTGGAAGGGCGATCGCCTGACAAGCGCGCAGGCGCTGGCATGGCCGCGCTCGGGCGTGGTGGTCGATGGCGTGACGGCTGCAGCGGTTCCCGAGGCCATCCGGCGCGCGAACGCTGAGCTTGCCGTACGCGCATCCCAGGGCGCGCTGAGTGTCGACGTGGGCGCACAAGTCGTGAGTGAAGCCGTGGGGCCAATCAGCGTCACCTACGCGCAAGGCGCGCGGCAGCAGACCCGCTTCGAAGCGGTCGAACGCATGATTGCCGTGTACCTGTTCGGCGGGGGCGGGCAGATCCCGGTGGTGCGGGCGTGACCTTCAACTACCCCGCCACCGCGGCAACGGCCACCCGCCTGCTGCAGCGCTTCGGCGCGGCGGCGACGATCAAGCGGCACAGCGGCAGCGCCTACGACCAGGCCACGGGCACGAGTACGCCGACGTATACCGACCACGCCACCACGGCGGCGGTGTTCGCATACGCGCAGAAATACATCGACGGCACGCTGATCCAGCAGGGCGACCAGCTGGCCTATTGCGCGCCGGGGGTCGTGCCTGAGCAGGGCGACCGCTTCGGCTGGCAGGGTGCGACGTTGACCGTCATCGCGGTCAAGCCGGTGTCGCCCGCAGGCGTGCCGGTGCTGTACGAGGTGCAGGTGCGATGAGCACGTTCACGCTTCAGATCGGCGAGTTTGCGGCACAGGCGAAAGAGAATGCGCAGCAGGTCGTGCGCAAGGTCGCAGGCGACGCGCTCGCCAAGGTGGTGCTGCGCACGCCGGTCGATACGGGCCGCGCGCGCGCGAACTGGGTCACGACCTACGGCAACCCGTCCTTCGTGGCCACGGCCAAGGTCGACAAGACCGGCGAGGGAACAATCCTCAAGGGGCAGGGCACGATTCGTCGTGCGCCGGCGGGCGAGACCATCTACATCCTCAACTCGCTGCCGTATGCGATCCCGCTTGAGTACGGCCACAGCAAGCAAGCGCCCGCCGGCATGGTGCGCGTCACCGTGACCGAGTTCCAAGCCTTCGTCGACAACGCCGTGCGGAGCCTGCGAAAGTGAGCACGAACGCCATCCGCGCCGCGCTGGAGTCCCGTCTTGGGACTTGGGCCGCGGCCCGCGTGCCCGCGCTGCGCGTCGCATGGCAGAACACAAACTTCACCCCGGCCAACGGCGAGACCTACCTCGCTGCGTTCCTGCTCCCGGCCGATACCGGCAGCGAGGATTTGAAGGGCGATCACCGCGCGTACCGCGGCGTGTTTCAGGTCTCCATCACCTGCCCGATCAACGCAGGAGCGGGCGCGGCCTTCGGCATCGCCGCCGAACTCAACACCCTATTCCCGGTGAACGGCCGCTACAGCAGCGGCAGCGTCACCGCGCAGATCATCGGCCCGGCCAGTGCCGGCCCTGGCATCTCCGAGCCCGACCGATTCACCGTCCCCGTGTCGATCCCGTACCGGGCCGACACGATTTGAGCTAAAATAAGCGAGCCGCAAAGGTGCTACCAACACCAGTGCGGCTCTAACCAACAACCTGAGGTAACAGGCTATGGCTGACGCAATTCTAGCGGCAGATCGACTGCGCGAGGTAGTCGATTACAACCCCGAGACAGGGGTTTTCATTCGCAAGGTTCGGCTGGCGCAGCGCCATCAAGTCGGCGACCGTGCGGACGTTTCGATCAACACAGGGCCGATGGCCGGATATCGCAGAGTCTCGGTCGACTCAAAGCGGTTTCTGGCGCATCGCTGCGCGTGGCTGTATGTGCATGGCGAATGGCCTAATCAGGACATTGATCATCTCAACGGAGACAAGGGCGATAACCGAATCGCCAATCTTCGCAACGTTTCAAACGATGTTAATCGCCAAAACTTACGCGTCGCGCGTAGAGACAATAAATCTGGATTCCTTGGTGTTCACTTTCACAAGGAAACAGGGAAGTGGCGGGCTAGAGTGCAGTTCCGTGGCAAAACCGTGGAGGCAGGACTCCATGAAACGCCCGAGCAAGCGCACGAAGCCTACTTGCGGTTGAAGCGAAAAATTCACGAAGGCTGCACGATCTAAGCGCAGCCCGAACCAAAAAAGAAGCCCGTCTTGTGCGGGCTTTTTTGTGCCCGGCGATTGCCGAAACCCTGTC